TTTGCCCTCCGGGTGTGTACACGATCATGGAAGTGAAAGCCGGTCAGGGTTCTGCAGCTGGATGGGGAAGGCTGAAGAGCGGGATTGGCTGGCTGAGTTTGGACTTCGTGAAAAGAGTTTAAGAATGACGGTCAGTGGAGATTTGTTCTTCGCTGACCGCTATTTTTTTGCCTTCCGACCGGAAAAACCATCTCAAAAAGCGCTTAGGAAGATAGGAGGGATGATCCTCACTTTGATTTCCGGAGGTGCCACGGATGACAACTTTCATGAAAAACGGTATTGAGATATGTATGCCGGAGGATGATGAAAAATCCAGACAGAATATGATTATTGCCGCTGAATTCATGGCACGTATGATACAGAAATATGGAAAGAAGGTTCTTGCAAAGATTGAAGAGAAGGAGAGATTGGAAGCTATTGAAAAATCAGCGGATATAGATGCAGAATAAAACATATTCAGATGTGGTGAGAGATCGGCAGTGGGAGGATTCCTGTTGCCGCTTTTTCATTTGAAAATCTTATTGAAATTTCGTGGATATCATGGTATAGTATCAAACAAGGAATAACTGTGTAACAAAGAGCAACACCTAAAAGGGAAGGAGGCGGAGATCATTGAAAAAATGCTATATATACACAAGAGTCTCCACCGCCGCTCAGATCGAAGGTTACAGCCTTGATGCACAGGAGGAAAGCCTGAAAGCATATGCCGAGTACAGGGAATTGGAGATTGCCGGAAACTATTGTGATGCTGGTAAATCAGGTAAGAATATCAAAGGGCGTCCGGCATTCCGCCAGATGATGACGGATATAAAAAGCCAGAAGGATGATATCGCATTTGTACTGGTATTCAAGTTATCACGATTTGGAAGAAACGCAGCGGATATTTTGAAATCGCTGCAGCTTCTCGAAGACTTTGGCATTGATCTGGTGAGCGTAGAGGAAGCCATCGATTCGTCTACACAAGGTGGCAGACTGACGCTGGCGATTCTCTCAGCCGTTGCTGAGATGGAGAGAGAAAACATCACTGTTCAGTTCATGGCAGGTAAAATGCAGAAGGTGCTTGAAGGTGGATGGACAGGCGGCGCGATTCCTTATGGATACAAGAATGTTGATCATGAACTGGTTCTGGTCCCCTCAGAAGCAGAGGTGATCCGAAAGATATATGAACTTTATCAGCAAGAAAATATGTCGGCATCTGCTGTGGCATATGAATTGAATCAGAGTAGTTTGGTTCGGGTCACCGGAGACGGTAAGCAAAAGCCTTTTACATATGAATTTGTATCGCGTATTCTGGATAATCCGTTTTATTGCGGCAGAGTTTATTACAACCGTCGAACCAATAAGAAAGACCGGGACGGAAGAACCATTCAGCTGGATGATGCAAATATCATCACTGCTGAAGGTAAGCATGAGATCATTGTTTCTCCGGAAGTGTGGGACAGCGTTCATGCAAAGAGAATAGAAATCGCAGGACGATACAAAAAGGTTGATGACGGTGGTCATGTGCATCTGCTTTCAGGGATCGTGAAATGTCCGATTTGCGGTAAAGGTCTTACCGGAATGATCAGCAGGACAAAGAACCTGAAAGGCGATGGCTACTATAAACCGATTTATTACTATAAATGCCGATATAACACGAGACAGAACGGAAGAACCTGCCCTTATGATCAGAGCCTGAATCAGGAAATTATCGATGGGCTTGTGCTGAAGATCTTGCAGAAGCTTCAGACCTATAAAGAGTTTAAGGATGCTTTACAGGCAGCTCTTGGCGATCAGGGAAATGTCGAAAAGACTGAGAAGAGGCTTCAGGATCTACGTAAGGAACTTCGGGAAGCAGAATTGACGAAGGACAGGCTGGGAGAAAAGCTGGATGGCTTGAATCCTCTTGGAAAGGATTATGATAAGAAATACGAAGAGACATCCGAAAAGCTTGATAGCATATATGACAGGATCGATGATCTGGAAGCGGATGTGATCACTACCAAGAAAAAGCTGGATGCATTAAAGCAGAAGGCTGATTCTACAACTCAGATTATGACATTTATGGAGAATCTGCCTCTAATGTACGAGGAAATGTCAGATGAAGAGCGAAAGGAAATGTTCCAGGCATTTGTAGAAGAGATAGAGCTGTTCCCGGAAGAAAGAACAGATGGGAAAATGATAAAAAGTATTTCCTTCAAATTTCCGATGGTATTTGATGGGAAGCCTCTGGCAAAAAATATAAAGCCAGAAGACCTGATATCCTTTAAGCTCGATTGCGCGGATATTGATATTGAGTTGCCAGGCAAAGGCAACATCATCATGAAGAAGCAGGCCGATGGAAGCCAAAAGGTGATTGTCCGTAAAGGAACCTATGCTGCAATTAAGGCATACATTTTGGAAAAGTATGATGTTAAGGTTCCGACTCTCTACATCGCGCAGATCAAGAGAAAATACGGGTTAGAAATAGGGAAGGCTTATAATAAGCCTGAGAAGAATAAGAACCATGTGCCGAAGTGCACGAAGGAAAAAGAACTGTTGATCATGGAAGCGTTGAAGTTCTATGACCTGATGGAACAGGACGTTGAGTACAGGGAGGATGCGGTATGACAGAAAAGAAGAAAAAGAAGCAGCAGAAATGCTACATATATATCCGCGTCTCCACATCAATGCAGGTCGAAGGATACAGCCTGGAAGCACAGAGAGACCGGTTAAATAAGTTTGCTGATTATCAGGGTATGGAAGTTGTCAGAGAATATTGCGATGCCGGAAGATCCGGAAAGAACATAACCGGACGTCCGGAATTCACACAGATGCTTCGGGACATCGCCGATGACAGAGACGGTGTTTCCTATATTCTGGTATTCAAGCTTTCACGTTTCGGAAGAAATGCCGCGGACGTGCTGAATTCTCTTCAATATATTCAGGATTATGGAGTAAACTTGATCTGCGTTGAAGATGGCATTGATTCTTCCAAGGATTCCGGAAAGCTGACCATCACGGTTCTGTCGGCAGTGGCGGAGATTGAGCGTGAGAATATTCTGGTTCAGACTATGGAAGGTCGTAAACAAAAGGCCAGAGAGGGAAAATGGAACGGCGGACTGGCTCCGTTTGGATATCGTCTTGATAAGGAAAAAGGTGAACTGGTAGTCGATCCGGATGAAGCTGAAATCGTGAAGGTTATCTTTGATAAATTCATCAACTCTGATATGGGAGCGGATTCCATCAGCAATTACCTGAATGATCATGGTTATACCAAGAACACAAGCAGAGACTTTGAGGTAAATTATTTCACACGTGGACACATCATGAAAATTCTTGATAATCCCGTGTATATTGGAAAGATTACCTACGGCAAGAGTACAACCGAGAAGGTTAAGGGCACAAGAGATCAGTATAGAAGAGTTAAGCAGGATGATTATCTTGTCGCAGACGGAAGGCACGATGCCATAATTGATGAAGACACCTGGAATAAAGCGCGTGAGAAGCGAAAAGAGACTGGCGTTAAGTGGAACAAGATCCACGATCTGGATCATGAGCATCTTCTGGCAGGTATCCTGAAATGTCCGATATGCGGAGCTTCTCTTGCCGGAACCGTCCGACGAAAGAAGTATCCGAGCGGTAAGGTGAATTCAACATTCTATTATAGATGCCTGCATCGGAAGAGAATTGAAGGCACAGATCAGAAATGTGATTTCAAGCCTTCACTAAACCAGATTGATACAGATGCCGAAGTAATAAGTGTCATCCATGACATGGTGAATGATGAGATGTTTGAAGCCTTTATCAGAGGCAAGCTGGATGAGAAGGTGGATGTATCGAGCTTCGAAGCAGAACGTGACGGGCTGAAGACTCAACTGGTACAGGCAACTGGAGCGAAGGATAAGCTGAATCAGCAGCTGGACAGGCTGGATGTCACAGACAGACATTACGATCGCAAGTATCAGGACATGCAGGATCGTCTTGATACACTTTATGACAGGATAGCCGATCTGGAAGAGAAGATTGATGATGTAACTGATAAGATTACCGGAGCCTATGATGAGAACTTAACATCAAAACAGCTCTGCAAGGTTCTTCTCCAATTCGATGAAATGTTTGAAGAAATGACCGACTTGGAGAGAAAAGAGTTTTTATACACACTTATTGAAAGGATTGACCTGTTTCCTGAAAGACAGGAAAATGGAAGCATCCTGAAGCGAATCAGATTTAAATTCCGCGTAGATTATGACGCTGAAGCCGGTGGCAAGGTGTTGCTCAACGAAAACGACGTCGAGACTATAGTGTTGCTACAAAAGTTGAACTCGTAGAAATCCTTTATTTTAAGCACTTTTACGAGCATTTCACCTTCGGCGAGACCGACTGGTCGAAGCGCGGAAAGCGCCTCGAAAAGTATGTCCGGGTGGCTATAGCAATAGAACTCGTCACTGTAGGCACAAAACTTGAGGACTTATAGACAATAGAATATTGAACTGATTATGGACGTTTATTTTCTGCATTCCGCGGAGAGTAAACGTCCTTTTTG